TACACCAGCAATAACTGGAATCTCTACAGTGACTTCAACTGGATCAGCAAAAACTGGAGTACCAGATGATGGTACACTAAAGTCAGCAGGAAAGGCTCTTTGAACTTTTGCTGCATTCACACCGGTTGCTTGTGAAAAGATAGTTACCTCACCAAAGAAAGCAAATCCTGCTGGGTGAAGTAGTTTCTTAACAACGTCTCTCCAGTTATCCACTGTCTGACCAGTTCTGATAACATAAGAGAACGACTGATAAAACCTTGAGTCCTGAATAAACTTCTTTACCGAAAGTTTACCATCATCACCCAACCATCTATCATTAACTGCATCGTACTTTGCATCTGATGGTTTAAGAATATCTACCCTTGGGAAGTACAGTTCAATCTCATCATTAAAGATAAGCTTAAACAGAGATTCAAAAGAAGGCGTAGCACCTTTTGACAAGTAAATGTCTGTGATATTCTTATAGAGCTTTCTCTTATTAGCAATAATCGTTTCGGGAATTGGTGTTGCCAATTCTCTCTGCAGCAACTCTAAGAATATGTCTGCGGTATCATCAATGTTTCTGTGAATCGGTAGATTTCTAATAAAAGAACCAGGTTGATCTGGCTCTTGTAAAAAATCATAGTACGCCTCTAAGAACGTCATTAACTGAGGTCTGTCGAGTTGGATATGCTCCGGTACTATTGATGTTACTTTATGAGACATTATACGTTATTCGAAGTTGTTGTGTATCCAATACCTGCAATAACAGATCCAGTCGCGATCTCATCGATTTGAGGAGTGACTGTAGTTTCTATCAGGTCAATTTGAAGTAGCTGGTTTCTCTTTGGTGCCAAGTCACTTGAACTTGGAGTACCGGTAATAGTGATATATGGATTATCACCGACCAATCCACCGTCAGGATTAAACGATGTAAGTGTTACCAGTCCTTGTGCAATATCAACCGTGCCAGCATCTTCGGTTGTAATAATCTTTTGGTTGTTTGCAATACGATAAAACTGAACTTTTCTAATATTACTATCAGCCGTAGGAATATCCTGCATCTTATGATTGAATCCATTTAGTATAAATTCAGATGAATCAATAACGGACTCACCGGTTGCAATGTTACCAGAGAACGGAGATGAGAATGATAGATCATACTTAAGTGCAGTACCAATTGTAGGTACTAATCTTTTCTGTACGTTCACTCTCATAATAGTATTTAGGATAGCAGGATTCGTAGCGTCAACAGCCGTAGTTACCTGCGATGCTCTGAATACACCATCAAACTTTTTCAGGTTAGTATCGTTATAGTTTGTAATGGTAGCAATCACGGCGTTCTTAAGCTCACCCGCAGTAAGCGATGTAAGGTTCGGGTCATACTTAAAGAATACTTCCAGCTTAATAAAAGTAAAGTCTGGGTCTACGATCTCCGGTGTAATTGACACCAGGTTCTTTGTCTTTAGAATACTATCCTTGATAAACTGTTTTTGAGTTTCAGTAAGAACTTCAGCATTCTTTGGTTTGATTGACAAGAAAACTTTTCCATACTCGGGAACTGCTTGTTCTTCTCCACCCCAAACTGAAATAGATTCTGTGTTCGTATAGTTATTTTTTACAATGGCTTTATAATCATCTGCCGTTACAACTCTGTTCTGTGAAAGGAACGAGAGTGGTGCATTAAACTTAATTGAGTCAGTGGTTTCAGCATCTGATCCACCACCAGCTTTTGACACCAGATTAATTGAAGCATTAGTGTTACCTGATACGTTGCCAGTAAGTTTAAAGACTGTTGCGTTATTGGCGCTTGGTCCATCGGTGACTAGATACTCGATCTCAACGATGTTACCTGCTTGGAGTCTTCTTCCGAAGACATCATCGCCAAAGTAAATTTCAAACTGACCGTCTAGTCCTTCTTGCAGGAAGTAGGCGTTTGTAGTACCACCGACGTCAACAATGTTTGTGACAAGAGTATAGATGTCAAAGTCTGTAGACGTTGAGTTGGTCTTAACTTTTACGATAAGAGTTGCCGTATCGATATTTGTATCTGGAATAGCATACTTTTGAGCTGTTGATGTATTATCAACAATGAAACTCTGTGATCTAATTGTTCCTTGGTTAACCTTTACCGCGGGAAACTTGTATATTCCGCCAGTAGGTACGATAGTCTGAGCTTCTAGGTTAACAAAAGAAAAGTTCTTTCCATCAATTGTAGTTTGGAAAGTAGTACCTCTTGGCATGTTAAGAGATGTTGGTGTACCAGCTGGCGCGTTTACTGTTACGTCAATCTCAGCAAAAGGACTTGTTACTGATCTTGGTACATATCCAAGAGACTTGGCATGTGACACAACGTTATTTCTAACTTGTGCAGTATCCAAAAAGATCTCGTTCATATTAACATTAGCGCTGAAAGAGTTATAAAAAGTATTGTATGCTAATACGTCAATGATTGTACTCAGTGCCGATCCCTCAAAGTCATAATCAGCTAAATCTGGCTGTGCTTTGAGAAAGTCTTTTAGATTTATTTTAATCTGATCAAAGTCAAGTGATGTGACGTTTAATCTTTCTTTTGATACGGTAACTGCCATTATCGAATTCTCTCTAAGTAAAATGAAGTTGAGCCAGAGTCAAGGTTTGTAATCATCTGAAAATCTATTGATACTCTAAACCTATTATTATCTTCTTCGGCTGAAACATCAACACCAAGAACACTTACTCTTGGTTCGTGGTTTTGTATTGTAAGTCTTATCTGTTCTTCTATGTCAAACGCTGTAAAATCATCGACAGGTTCGAAGAGAAGAGATCTAATATTTGAGCCAAGTAAAGGGTTAAAAGGTCTCTCACCTTGTGCAGTAAGTACCAGATTTTTTACCGATTGCTTGACTGCGTCGATGTCTTTCAATATGGTAACATCTTTGGTGTTCGGATGTTTAATAAATGACAGGTCAAAATCAGAATACAGTACTTCTCTGCTCGTGATTGAAGCTTTTGTTACGCCCGACGCGTCTGATCTTGTCTGTGTTCTTGCCATATTACGTTAGGTACTTATCTATCATTTCGATACGGTCATTAGCGGCAGCCATCTTGTCAAGCTCTGCCATAACCGCTTCTACGATATCGCTATGTTCACCGATACCCGCTGGCATAGTTTGGTAAACTGCAATGTTTGCTTTGTGTACTTCAAGTTCGCCTTCAGCTTGTTTCCGAGCTGCCATTAAAATTTGTTCTCCGACTTTCATAATTTACTCCAATGTTGTTGTTAAATCTATTTATACACGTTATTGCGTAGCGCTGGATACTACTTGATTAGTATGAGCACCTACACCCTGAAAATCAGCTTTTCCTTTATCTAGTTCTTTTTTCTGCGCCTCATAGAGTTCTATGTCAGAATCTATAAGCAAAGGATTTTCTTTAAATTCTTTTTCACCCTTATCAAAATTTTCTTGTGATACGCGTCCTGTTAAGAACTCAATATAAACTAACAGCTGATCTTTAATAAGATCTCTTCTATCTTGGACCTGTTGGTATGCTATCTCAGCATCTAGAAAACCTTCATACCATGTAACCTGTTTGTCGGTCATCTTACCTGTAGTATATAGTCTATGTCTTTTTGCAGCACCCTGTCCATTAATACCAGTTCCGCCTGTCTGTTTATATTCAGGCTTTTTCTTTTCTTTCTCAAAAGCTATTCTTAAAGCTCTTACGTCTGGTGTAAAGGTATCGTTTACAGTCTGTAGTACCTTACCACGAGTACTCATTGCGCCACTAAAACCAGATCCACCAAGTGATGTTCCTGCTGGAGAAAACAACGATGGTAGGTTACTCAGATCTGTTTGTGTTGGCCCAGTTACCTCTCTAGCTTCTATCTTAATACCAAGTGCATTTACCTTTGCGCTAAGAGTAGTTGCAATCTCGGTAAATTTTTTTGTTGTTTCTGGTTTTACTGTTGGTGTTTCAATAACTTTTGGTTTGACTACCACCGCACCGGTATCGTCTAGTTCTTTATTAGGAAATTCTTTACAAGGATCAAAATCCAGTAGAGCGGTAGGATCACTAATAACGGAATTTATCTTATCAAAATATTCTTGGATCTCTGAGTCAGATAAACTATCACCCCATGTAGCTTTAAAATCGGCCAAAGCAGCGGAAAAGTCTGACTGGGCCGCAGCAATTGCAGCACTTAGATCGCCTTGAAGAGATATAGCGGTCGGAAGTTCTGGAAGTGCAGCCTGGAGTTCACCCAAGGCTTCATTAGCCTTGGATTCTAGGTCACCAAGAGCCGCCATTCCTTCGGCAAGTTTTCCTTTGATCTCGTCAACCTTGCCCATAATAGAGTCAAGGGCTTCATTCTTTCCGCAAAGCATTTCTTATCCTCAGTTAATAACTATAGTACTAGATCCACTAATCATAGCACCCGCATCTGCCGAATCACCGATACGACCTACTGCAATTCCATTAATAAAAACATTTGGAGAACCAGCATTTAAAGCGGCAACATGGGGAATACAGGCTGGAGCAGGTGGAAATGGATGAGCCACCGTAGGTGCACCCACAACAGCCATTAAGATTCCGTTACCAGATACCGTACTCTGAGCCGCTCCACCAAGTGTGGTGGTTGGAGTACAAATATGACCGGTGGTTAAAGTATCACCTATTCTTACTACTCCTGGCATTACGTTCCTGTGCTCCCTACTGGTTTACAAATATATTCTACAGTATCCCAATCACCGTCAGTCGGTACACTCACGTATACCGGTAACATTTCTCGACACTGTTCTTCTTTCTCAAACCACTGAACGTCTTGTTCTAAACAAGTACTTCCGAGACAGACGGTCAATAGTATATGCCATATAGCTTCCATAGTTTACTCCTATGGGTTCAGGTTAATGTTAGGACCACCAGTGATTGTAATATCACCGCTAGCCGTCGTATTCTGTGTAGAGCCATAAGTTTCAGTAACGGCTCCAGTCACGTTATCGTTAAACGTACCGGTAATATTATTTGTTACGTTACCGGTTACGGTCTTATCATAGTTAGCAGGTGTCTCCACCTTAATATTTCCTTTTGATGTAATGGTTAACTTACCTACCGTGGTAGTTGAATAATCCTGCTGAGCAAAAATATTTAATTTATTCATGGTAGTAATACTCGTCTCACCGGTCACAGTAAGATCTTCGGTCTTGCCGATTGTGGTATTCCTTAAACCATCTACGAGTCTTGTCTCGTTTAGTAATACTTTTTGTAAATAATTTCCCGCAACGTTTGAAGCAAAATCGTTATCGATCTCAGTATGTTCTGATCCACCGATCTTACTTTGCCTCGAACCACGAACAACTTCTGTCTTATTACCGTTAACCTCTAGGTGATAGTTACCCTTCACGAGTGTTCTCATATCACCGTCAATGGTCATGTTAGCATCACCCTTGATATAAATATTGTCCTTACCAAAGACTACCTTGTAATTACTACCGTTTACGGTAAGTGTCTTATCACCGTTCTGCAGGAACTCTTCGTTAGATCCTGACATGTGAAACCTAGAGAATCTCTCGTTACCTGGTGTATCATCAATCTCAAAAAGGTGTCCACTCTCGGTTTCCTCTACCTTATTAAAAGGATACGATGGTGTTTGACCACCAGCAATAAAAGGCATATCCCAAGTTTTTCTCTCGTAATAAGCGTCGGGCTCGTCCTGTACTATACTTGTAACTTTTTCAGGAGCGGCTGTTTCGACATCTTCTTGTCTTAGGTCGTTCTTAATAATAAACGGAGCGTGTGTCTCGTACAAAGCACCAATAGCACCGTATGAAGTATCGGGTCCTTCACTTCTTAAAGGATGTCTTCCACTTGGATCTGCAAACCCTTGGTCTGGTAAACTATCGGATCCAGCCATACCGACCAGTGTTCCCATCACTAGAGGAGCTTGTTTGTTCTGGCCATCGGTATAGAACCCAACAACCCAAGATCCTTGCACTATACCCGTTGCACTTCTACCGACTCCACCACATGCCGCCGATGTAACCGGCATCATGACCTGAGCCCAAGGTAAAGATGCTGTAGGAATCTTAGTCTTATCGGCATCGTGGTCTCCGTAGATACGTACCTTAACGCGTCCAAGGTTCTTAGGATCTTTTCGATCCTCAACCACACCGATAAAAAATATCATACTATTCAACATTAGCTTCTTCTCCAAATCCATCGGTAGAACACTCGATGTTCATCATGTACTTATCAATTCTAAACGTATGAGCCGCAGCGGTTACTACGTGTTTACCACTCTTCTTATTATCTATATTCTCTTCTGGTTCCAAAGAGTTAACCAGCTTGTTACTTGGAAAGGTGATTTCAACAATTGAACCAACCTCAATATCAAATCTTCCGTGTATAGTCATGTCATACTGATATGTTGACAAAATATTTTTATAATTATTTCTAAAAGGAACAGTACCGTTAACATCAGAGTTATAACTTAAAAAATCGTCTCCGTGGCTGTATCCCTGACAGTACTGAGTCTGCTGTCTAGTCTTAAACTGATTAAAAATATTTTTTTCGCCATAAACTTTTTTCTCGTTAACTGGAGAAAAATCATTCAGCCTAGGTTTTTTATTATACTCCTCAGTATATTCTAAGAGATCTGATGTTTTGTTTGTAGTATCAATAAGCTGACTCGTGTAAGAGTAAGTTCCTAGATACATTTGTTCCAGAGCGTTGCCATATTTTTTTGTAAAAAAGTTAGTAGGCTTCTGCATAATCTGTCTATAATTATATGCGTTACCCTCGGCGCTCGACTCAACTCCAGGAACCGTGTTAGGAAAGAACTCGTCTATAGGTTCCCTAGAGAATATAGTGTCGTACGATAATATTGAAGTTCCGTTTCTCCAAGTGTTAGTAATTACTAGAGGTACACCCTCGGCTGAAATAGCTCGTTTCATTAACCACTCAATAGCTTTAAACGGTTTCCAGTTAGGAATGACAAACTTGTATGTACCTGAGGAAGCATCTACGAAGTTAAGTGTTCTACCAAGATAGTCGTTGTATATTGACTCGACAATGCTAGAAACCGTACCCTCGTACGCCTGTGATACCAGCTCAAGTGAGTTTTGAACTATGATATCCTCTACAATAGCTAGTACGTAAGTTGATGTTCCATTATGACTTATATTTAAGCTCTCAATCTCAGTTACCTGAAATGTTACGGTCTTCTCAAACTCTAGCTTTTTAATAGTAAACTGAATTGTTTCTTGGCCCGTGATTCCAAAAATAGTAAGCACACCAGCCATGTCAATTAACATGACTCTTCCATGGAGTCGTGGGTTACCTAGTTCTTCAAACACAACCGCTTCGAAGAACTGGTCAGTAACATCCATAGACTTACCATCACCACTTAATATAACGTCCTTAATCTCAATATCGGACGGTAAACCAAAATCTTCAGCCACTTACAATACTCCTAAACTGTTTGGCTACCTGACTAATAAGTTCAGGTCTAATCACTTTAATTTGTTTGAGCTTATCGTTCTTATCTCTTTCGTGCTGAAGTATAGTAACTTCAGATGCGCCAGCAGTACCGCGTGATACGTGGAATCCATCCTTCTCGTAATGGTGTGGTGATTGTAGTTCAGTAACCTGAGTACCGATAACAGCCGTATCACCTGAGGTCTGACCCTGAACAATCTCACCGTTAGTAAATTTACCAGTCACGTTCAATACTCTCAATACACCAAGGTCACTGGACTTTGATACAAACTTTGCCGTAGCACCAGAGATCAGTCCCTGAAGAGTCTCATTAACAGTAAACTTATTAAAAAAGTCAAAGGTGTTAATTGTAAGAATAGTATGTGGGAAGTCGTGTTTTAATTTATCTTCTAGATCGTTTGATGGAACGGGCCAGTCTTTTTCTAAGCTCTTCATTTGTGGATTACAGAGAAAGAAAGTCCAGTAATAAATTGGTGCACCATATAATTTCTGTGATACGTGGTCTGGTCTCTCACCCTCCTGGATATCATACAGCCTATAAAAAGTAATATCGTCTTGAAACTCAGTTACTAGTTTAGCAAATCTAAACGTGTCGACAATTGTTCTAGTCTGACCATTAGCGTCTAGATCATAATCAATTTTTGGAAAATACTTAAAGTATCTCATGTTATGTTCCTATGTCTTGTCTACCTACACCAGTACCACCAAAGCTTGTAGCACTATTAGGAGTCGCTCTTTCCAAAGGTGCTGCATTAGCAGAACCTGGTCCACCAGCAGGGGTTCCTCCTCCATCAAGAAACTGTAGACTTTCTCTTGTTTGAATTTCTGCTTCTTGGAATGTCATAGTAAGATCGATCTCAACTGGTTTACCACCCTTAAAGAATGCTGGCCCTGAAGATCCGTAAGTAGTGTTAATTGCTGTACAGTATGCTTTTGCAAACTGAATCATCTGAGCTTTTCCACCACCTTTATTAATAAAATCTATTTGAAAGATATCTGGAAAAGTAAAGGCAAACTTCTGTCCAGTATTACCAATAGAAGGATAGGCGTGCTGTCTCATTTTATTAATCATGGCAAAAATAGTATCAGATTCTTGTTGATTCGTTGGCATGAGTTTCCATGCAAGAGATAACTGCCTCATAGCAGGAGCTCTGAACAACATTTCAGTTCTAGGGTTTCTTGCAACACCACTTCGAAGCCTGAGCTGTTGAGAGATACCAGATCTCTTTCCCATCTCAGCCGCACCGGCAGCAAAGAATCCACCGAAAGCAGATGCACCAGTTTCAAAAGTACTAAGTTCTCTACCTTCTCTTGCAGCTGCATCTGCCGCATTAAAGAAAGAAGCTGCTAGTACTCCCATCTCTTGGTTGTCATACGCTAGTGAATCATTAAATTGAATCGAAGAAGGAGCATACAGGTATATTGTAGCTTGAACACCAGCTTTGGTATCAACTAGTTGTTTATTAACAAGTTGTTTTCCTAAGGCTGTTACTTCGCCCTGTGCCGCTGTTGCTTTATCACCTTCACCGGTTGCTGCATCACTAGTTGTTTGACCAACTTTCTTTGTCAAAGCAAGTGCACCACCACTTTCAACTACCTCTCCAAGAGCGTTGAATCTTTTATGTATAGATATTCTAGTCTGTACAGGATGCTTTTCACTTAGATTTCCAGGATATCGAAATTGAGCCATGTTTTATAACCTAACTATTAAAATTATCTGCTGTTATTTATAATGACTTACAAGGGCAAATACAAAGTAAAAAACATTGCCAAGTATAAAGGCAACCACAAGGAAGTGGTATACCGTTCGTCATGGGAACGAGCAGTGTTTCGTTTTCTAGACGGTAACGATGGTGTTTCCGAGTGGAGTTCAGAAGAATATGTAATTCCCTATCGTTGTTCCACAGATAAGAGAGTACACCGTTATTTTGTTGATATTTATTTCAAAGACTCGCAGGGACAAAAATGGCTGGTTGAAATAAAACCTAAGAAACAAACCGTACCACCAGCAAAACCAAAGAGAAAAACAAAGAGATACTTGAACGAGGTGTTGACCTATATGAAAAACGAATCCAAGTGGAAAGCTGCAAATAACTGGTGTGTTGAAAGAGGATATAAGTTTGCAATATGGCATGAGGATACTTTGAAGAAATTAGGTATCAAAATCCTCCGTGGTTAGAGTATAAATAACGGTATGGCTGAATCATTTTTTGACAGATTGCAAGTACAAGCGTTTCGAGCTGGAATCCAGATTCGTACTGACGACTCTATGAACTGGTTTCGTGACAAGCTTCGCAATATGAGAAATATTAATAGACAACAACTAATAAAAGACGAGCGCTTAGAAAGAGTTACACGTCCTCGTATGGGTGACATGTACATGTTCTTCTACGATCCAAAGCACAAAGAGACACTTCCATACTATGATACCTTTCCCCTTATCATTATGGTTGAAAGAGCACCAGGTGGGTTTTACGGTTTGAACCTACACTATCTGCCACCAGTTCTCAGAGCAAAGTTATTCGACGCGCTTACATTGACTAACGACAAATACGACGAATCAACAAGGTTTAGAGCAAGATACCGTATACTTTCCAGTGTAAGGAAACTAAGATTATATAAACCATGTTTCAAACATTATCTTACCGCTCATGTAGAATCGCGAATAGCGAAGGTTCAGCCGAGTGAGTGGGAGATCGCGATGTTTATGCAGACACAGAGATTCAAGAAGTCTACTGCAACTAACGTTTATCGCGAGTCTAGAAGAGCTATAAGGAGTGCATAATGGTATTACCAGCTAGCGTTGATACCCTTCGAGGTACTCTTGGTAAGAGAGGTGGAGTAGCAAAGGCAAATAGGTTCTCAATCTACATGCCACTGCCACTTATTTCTATTAATCCAGGAGCTATCTTAACTAACTTGGCATCGGGAAATGGATTCAATCCTATGTCTCTATTGAATGATCCAAGAGATATCTCGCTGCTGTGTGAGTCGTGTAGCTTGCCTGGACGACAGATTGCTACTACAGAACATATGACGAGATTAAAAGCTATTAAGAAGCCGTATGGTTATATCAACGACGATGTATCTTTTACGTTCTTACTTACTGGTGATTATTATATCAAACAGGTCTTTGACGATTGGACCGCAAAAACAATCGACTTTGAAAAGGGCACGGTTAACTATAAAGATGACTGTGTGTCCGACGTAACAATTCAACAGCTTGGGCCAGATAACATACCGATTTACACGTGTACGCTTCAGAACGCGTTTCCTGTTACGGTATCTTCTGTAGAACTATCAAACACGAGTGAGAATACGATATCCAGAGTAACGGTTACTATGGCGTACGACGAGTGGAGTGATGGTGCTAGCTTGGCTGGTACAGTTCTGGGTATTGTTGCAAATAAATTACTTGGTTAACATAAGGAGTGAATGATGGCGCTGCCACAACTAAATACTGTAAATTACGATATGGTTATCCCTTCAACGGGACAGCAAATTAAATATCGTCCTTTCGTAGTACGAGAGGAAAAAGTTCTGCTCACCGCGATGGAGTCGGGTGATGCACAACAAATTACTAACGCAATGAGAGACATTGTTAGAGTTTGTACGTTCGAAGAGATCGACATCAAACAACTAGCAATGTTTGACTTGGAATATATTTTTCTGAAACTCAGATCAAAGTCTGTGGGTGAGAAGACTACACTACTACTAAAATGTCAAGAAGACGAGTGCGGTCATGAAACACCTGTAGAAATAAATCTAGACGAGATTAAACTCGAGGGAGATCCAAAGGCGGCTGATACGATTGCTATTACTGATAGTATTGGAATCAGCTTCAAGTTTCCTACAGTTGGTAGGATGGAAGACGTAATGAAAGGACTAGACGCCAAGACACAGATCGACGTTGTTCTTGGTATGATGGTTGCTTCTATTGAATCGATTCACGACGCCGAAAAAGTTTATCCTGCAGTAGACTCTACGCCAGTAGAACTTATGGATTTTATCGAGTCATTGAATAAATCACAGTTTGATACTGTACAAGAATTTTTTAATAGGTTCCCTAAGCTTAGGAAAGAAATTAAATGGATTTGTGAAAAGTGTGGTAAAGAACAATCAATTGTGTTGGAGGGCTTAAACGATTTTTTCGCGTAGCTCTCTCCCATAACACTTTGGAGAGCATGTTCAGAACCAACTTCGCTATGATGCAACATCATAATTACTCTTTGACTGAAATTGAAAACATGCTACCTTGGGAGAGAGACATCTACGTAGCTTTGTTAACACAATGGGTTGAAGAGCAAAATGATCAGATGCAAAAACAACAAGCAGCAGCGAGGAGAAGGTAATGGCAGCTAAAAAATTGGAAATTGATTCCAAGTACGCACATCTAGATACAGATGGTGACGGAGTTGTTAGTGATGAGGAGATGATGAGAGAAGAGCGAATGATTGAGCTGGCTGATAAGCGCAGCGATATGGAAAATGAAGATAAGAAACAAGATGCTCAGAGAAATATGGCATGGTTTGCACTAGGTGGAATGCTATTATATCCCGCCTTTGTTATCCTTGCAACTCTTATTGGGCTAGATCAAGCAGCAAAAATTCTTGGAGACATGGCTGCAGTCTAC